GATGATGGGATTTGGCACAGATCAAAACAATGGAGAGGGTGAGGCAGTCCCACGTTCCATGGGGCTATTGGCGCAAGTAAATCAGATGATGGGATTTGGTACAGATCAAAACAATGGAGAGGGCGGGGCAGTAGGTTTATTATCGTCTTTTTCTAACCAGCAGAGCAGTAGTAATAGTGGTGGTGGGAATATGGTCCAGATTGATTACAAGCCAGCAAATATTTATATTTATGGCAATCCAGAACCTGGGCAAGTACAAAGCGAAGTTAATAAGGCTAATAGTTCCTTCCTTGACTTTCTGCACAATGAAAGGCGGCTGAGTTTTAACGATGGCTAAAACTTATACGACCACACAAGGCGATACGTGGGATATTATAGCCTTACGACAAATGGGCAGCGAGAAGTATATGAGCGCACTCATCGAAGCTAACCACCAGCATAATTCAATAGTGATTTTCCCAGCGGGTGTAGTAATAACTATTCCTGAAACGACTATTCGAGTGGCTGCGACATTGCCACCATGGAAGAGGTGAGATAATGTCACTAGCAAGGCGTGCGCGGGTAACTATCACTTATGAAGACAAAGATATATCAAATGACTTGGCACCATTTTTAAAGTCATTCGAATACAGCGATAATGCGGAAGATAAGTCAGATGAGATCCAAATAACGTTAGAGGATCGCGAAATGCTCTGGATAGGTGACTGGTACCCGGCTAAAGGTGCAAAACTATCTGCTGCAATTATTGTCATGGAGAACGATGCCGAACAAAGATTACCTTGTGGCACTTTTGAAATTGACGAAATAGAAAGCACTGGACCGCCAAACGAAGTAAAAATAAAAGCTGTTTCAGTGCCATTTTCAAGCGGAATCAGGCATGACAAGAAAAATAAACCTTGGGAGAATGTAACATTATCAGCAATTGCGAGCGATATATCCACCCGAGCAGGTTTGCAACTTTTTTTTGATAGTGAAGATGATTCTAATTTTGACCGGGTAGATCAGGTAAATCGGGGTGATTTGACATTTTTACAGTCGTTATGTCAGCGGACGGGGCACAGTTTAAAAGTCACTGATGAAAAAATAGTTATCTACGATCAGGAGCAGTATGAGAGTCAAGGCGCAGTGTTTACGCTAAAAAAAGGTAAGGATAATATTAAAAGCTATAGCTTTGGCAGTAAAAACCTGTCAGTCTATAAAGCCGCTAGTGTCGAATACAATGATCCAAAAACAGGTAAAACCCATAAAGGCGATTTTGATACAGAGGGTGAAGGCCCCACACTAGTTATTAATGAACGCGTGGGCAGTGATGGCGAGGCTGAAAAACTGGCGAAAAAGCGATTGCGTCAGAAGAATAAAGATGAAAACACAGCTAAAATAGATCTTAGTATAGGAGATATTCGTTTAGTCGGTGGTGTGAATATCATGGTTGAAGGTTTTAAAATCCACGATGGTAAATATGCAGTAACATCAGCTAAACATACTGTATCAAACAGTGGTTATGGTACCGATATTGAAATTCGCAAATGTTTGGAGGGTTACTGATGGCTGAAATGGATGAAATTGTGAGAGTAGGAAAGGTTGTGTCGATTGATGAAAAAGCGCACACGGTACGAGTTCAATTACCAGACCGGGGCGGCATGGTATCATATGACTTGCCAGTATTAGTGTCTGGTTCAGCGGACGTACAAGACTATAACCTTCCGGGCGAGCATACCGATGTTGTTTGTATTTTTCTTCCTAACGGCCAACAACAAGGGTTTATTTTAGGGGCTTATTATACCGAAGCTAATAAACCGCCTGCCAGTAACCGCAAAAAATTTATGAAAAAATTCAGTGATGGGACTACTCTCGAATACGACAGAAGTAATAAAGTATTAACTGTGACAGCTGACGGTGGTATCACTATTAACGGAAACATAACAATTAAAGGTAACCTAACCGCTTCTGGCTCTATCACTGACAGTGGTGGCAATACAAACAATCACAGCCACTAGGAGGTAACTATGGAAATTCAAGTCAGTACTTTGACTGCATCGAAAGAAATAAAATTCGCACCATTGACTGAAATTGAAGAAATCATACAGAATGTGCGTACCATAATAACGACACCGATCTATTCCGTACCACTCGATAGGTTATTTGGCACTAAACAAGAAATGTTAGATTTACCTATGCCAGTAGCTCAGGCTCGTTTGTCAGCAGAAATTGTGCAAGCTGTACAAAGGTTTGAGCCAAGGGTAATAGTAACGGAAGTAAGTTATTCAAGTGAAGGCATTGACGGGCGGCTGCATCCAATAGTGCGGTTCAAAATCAAGGAGTGATGTTAGATGATTGGAACATTCGGCCCCGTGACATTTGAAGTCTCTGCCGAGAAAACTCGTACATTTGACGACTTCAAAAGGAAGACATCCGTAAAGTTTGAGCAACATGATATCGTTGGCCTGAAGCCAAAGTTGGAATTTGTTGCTCCTGGACTGGATGAAATTTCATTTCAGGTCATTTTCTCTGCGTTTCTAGGACTAAGTCCACTAAAAGAAGCGGAGCAACTGCGCCAGATTGTTCAGAAAGGAGAATATTATCCATTAATTATTAAGGGGAAAATACTAGGGAATTTTGTTATTGAGTCGTTATCTGAAACTTGGAAACATCTTGATAAGGAAGGGAACGTTCTATATATTGCAGTGGATATAAGTTTAAAAGAATACTATGTCGAACCTAAACCTATAAAAGCTAGTACAAGTACATCCAGTGCAGCAGCTGCTGTAGCCAAGGTTGATAAGATAAAAGATGCCATTAAGGATCAAGCAAAAAAAGCAGGTATTGATAAATTGAAAGATATAGCCGCGCTTGCTAATGCCGCCATGATGGCAGTAAAAAATCCGATGTCGGCTATCATTGGTGTCAATAGTTTGCTCAAGAATGTTCAAGGACTTCAAAATGTGGCAAAGTATGTTCAAATGGCAAAAAATAAAGACGTAACGGGGGCACTAAATCAGTTAACAAGTGGAAAGTTAGGAGCATATAAAATAGCTGGAATTAATGTAATGGATCTAGCTAAAAAATCCCAATCAAATCCTAAAGACGCTTTAATTAATGTGCTTAGCGGTGTAGTCAAAGTGGATCCAACTAACAGAATTGAAGTGGCTAAGAAGTTGTTTGGTGAAAAGGCCGCTGGCCCTGTATTACAGTTAGCCAAGAAAACGGAGGAATTAAAACAGGAATTTGACAAGGGGGTGATTAACGTATGATCGCGGATTTGCCATCTATTGAATTTGCTGATACGGATGCTGGAAATATCGAGAAATCAATAATAACAATGTATGAAGCTATTGCTGACCGGACGCTTGCAGAGGGCGATCCGGTCAGATTGTTTTTGCAGTCTGTAGCAGCAATCATTATTCAGCAACGAGTATTGATTGATTATAGCGCAAAACAGAACTTATTAGCTTACGCAACAGAGGAGTATCTAGAACACTTAGGTATTTTAGTAGGCGTAACGCGCCTGCAAGCCACTACAGCCAAAACAATGCTACGGTTTACATTGTCAGTTGTACAACCACAAGTCATTACGATTCCAGCAGGCATTCGGGCTACAACTTCCAATAGAATAGTATTTCAGACAAGCAGTACTGCAGAAATTTTAGCAGGTACGATGTACGTTGATGTTGCTGCAGAATGCACGGTTATTGGTACTATTGGAAATGGGTATATTGCCGATCAAGTCAATCAGTTTATTGATCCTATCGCTTGGGTGCAGTTAGTAAGCAATATAACAGAAAGTGCTGGCGGATCAGATCTTGAGAGTGATGACAGTCTACGCGAACGTATTCAGCAAGCTCCTGAATCATTTAGTGTCGCTGGGCCAGATGGAGCATATGAGTATTGGGCGAAAACGGCATCACAGCAAGTGATTGATGTTGCTGTCTATAGTCCGGAACCAGGTGTAGTAGAAATACGGCCCTTGCTGACTGGCGGCGAAATACCTGGGACGGAAATATTACAGGCTATCACTGATGCTTGTAATGATAGGTCGATTAGACCACTCACGGATAAGGTTGTTGTATTAGCCCCTACGATAACTCATTACGAAATAAACCTTACGTATTATATTAATAGGGATAACGCGACAACCAGCTTAACTATTCAGCAGGAAGTCAATCAGGCTGTGAGCGCCTATATGATCTGGCAAAAATCAAAGCTAAAGCGTGATATTAATCCATCAGAATTAATTTGGCGTGTACGCGCTGCTGGTGCTAGTCGTGTGGAAGTGACTTCGCCAATATACTTGGCATTAGAAAAATACCAAGTAGCTGTGGCCGAAAAGGTTACTATAAATTTTGGGGGCCTCTCAGATGGCGACTGATATCACACAAATAAAACTGATCGATCTGGTACCTCCTAGTATTCGAGATGATCAGAAAGTGCAAGCGGCAGCGGCGGCAATTGATAAAGAGTTACAAGCTGTGACTGCTAATATCTCACAAACAATATTAATTGCCAGGATTGATGAACTTTCAGAACCGGTACTTGATCTATTGGCTTGGCAGTTTCATGTTGATTTTTAGGAGCCGATAGGCTTCAGTATCGATAAAAAACGAGCAATGATAAAGCAATCAATTGCCTGGCATAGGCACAAGGGCACACCTTGGGCAGTAGAACAGGTAGTTACTGCTGCATTTGCTCGTGCAGAGGTATTAGAGTGGTTTGATTATGGTGGAGATCCGTACTATTTTAAAATACGAACAATAGATATCCTTACAAATGATGAAGCATATCACGGTTTAGTTAGGGCGATAAATACAGTTAAAAATACTCGGTCATGGCTTGATGGGATTCAAATTCACAGAGAAATCGATCAGAATATTAGTATAGGATTGCTATCCGGTAAAGGAGGCAAGCAAGTTATTGGCTTGCCATACAATACAAAAGCAACTATACCTAAGATGATCGGTATTGCTAACACAATTTGA